ATGGTAGAAACAAATATAAATAAACGGTGGGAGCAAGGAATCCCACATCATCCGAAATCCATCGAACTATTCAAAGCACTCGAAGAAATAGACTGGAAATACGGTGACGACTGTTTCTGTTGGAAGCATGGGGGGGATGGTGATAATGGTGAACAAATGATGTATGAAATGGACATATATTTCGAGAGCATCTCCGCGATGCCTAACAACATACCAATATGAAATCTAAAACACCGAGAACCGATGCAGCATCGATAAAGCCGATAAAGCTGTTTGGATTCAAAATAACCGAATCCGGCCTTGTAACTGCCGACTTCGCTCGAAAACTCGAACGCGAAAACACAATGCTCCGCGTCAGACTCCGCGTCAAACTGGCCCAGTACTTCTCGAAAGTCTCAAATTTAGATTGACATCTGCCGGAGATGTGTTATATTTATCTTCATAATGGGGCCACACTGGTTTCGATTAAGTTCTTTGAATGTAGAATGCACGTAGGAGTTGGTCATCAGGCTCCTTAAAAAGAAGACCAAAAAATAACAGCTAATCGTATTAACGAATTGGCCTCTGTGGACTGTTCTATCGCCCTTGGGGTGGAAGAGTCTGTTGGTGAACTTGCATTGGCATAATCACTAAGTGGGAGTGGATTCTCGCTACAATCCCACCGAGCAAATAAGCGAGGAAACACTCATTCGATGTGATAATACCGAATCGCTGACATACCGTGTATGTATAGTCTTACGCCGTGGTTGCTGGTTGATTGGCGATGATGAAATTTCAATCAGATAAACGTGTAGATTTCTATATGACAAGTATTTAACACAGGGGTTCGACTCCCCTTGGCTCCACCAATTTATGAAATGCCGGGACTGACATACTCCACTCGCTAAAGCATCGTGGGTTCTGCGGTTAATGTCGTTTCCATTATTTCCGCTTGAGCACTATCAGTGGTGCTCTTGAATACATCTCTGTCTGTATTCAATTTTCCACACATTATAGATGCCTTCGCTATGTTAAACGAAGCATTGGCATCTGCGTGGTCAACGTGTCCACATGTACATCTGAACACCTTCTTTTCTCTGTCTCCTATCAGTCCACAACGACTACATCTTTGTGATGTATATTGCGGAGCAACATAGAATACTGGAACACCAAGCAACTTGGACTTGTACTCTACGAACTGCTGGAGTTGATAGAACGACCAATTGGATTTGATGCCATTGACTTTCTTTCCTTGTTTCTTCCTTCGTATGCCTTCAAGTTTCTCCAACTTGATTCCATATCCTTTCTGTTTAGCAATGTTGACTATGTTCCGTGAAATCTTGTGATTGATGTCTCGTATCTTCCTGCTCTCCTTATTCTTAATCTTTTTGACAAACTTGTATGCTCCATTCTTCTGTGCCTTCCTACGAATGGACTGATACACTCTATGGATGTGGGGTGCTTCCTTCCCAAGTTTCAACACCTTATTGTCTATGGATGCGACAGCAATGTGTCCAGTAGCATTAAGGTCAATACCAATGTACGAGCATTCCTTGTACTGAGTTTCGTCCTTGACTGAACAACAGATATAGGCATAGGTATCGTCCAACTCAACTTGGTTGACTTTCTCAATCGTCTTGTCAAACGGAATGGTGAGTTTGAGTGATGGTATCCATACAGCATTATCCTTGAAGGACAGACCTTGATTGGGAATGGTCAACTTAACTCTACGAACTTGCTTACACTTTTTGTTGCGAGAATATTTGCGGAGGACTTGATTGGCGATGATGGACTTCAACCCGAACTGCTTAACGTCCTTTGACGATAGAGAACACGTCTTGAGTGCGAACAAAGCAACGTCTTTGGCTTTCTTCAACTCGGAAGAAAGGTCGGCGTTGTGTTTGACTTTGTACGTGAGTTTAGACATGTTTCTGGTTCTCAATGTATCGTTTGACTACATCCAACGAAACTGCTCCGACAGTACTAATGAACTTGGAGCGTGTCCAAAGGCAAGGTATTCGTTTGCGGAGCCACGGAAATTCCTGCCTCAACATACGACTGGTACATCCTTTGATTTTGTTGATTTGTGTGTAGATGCCTACTTTCGGGTTGGCATCAATCAGAAGGTGTACGTGGTCGGGCATCACTTCCATTTCAATGATGTGATATTTGTACTCCTCCTGTTTTTCCTTCACAATCTCCTTGAAGCGTTCATCCACTCCATTGATGAGCACCTTGCGGCGGTACTTCGGGGCGAAAATGACATGGTACTGGCACGAGAAGACCATAGTTCCGTCGCTCTGATATTGTTTGGTTGTATCTGCTATATTCATTAGATGCGTGTATTCCATTTAATACATAGCATAGATACTACCAAAACAACTAACTATTTTCAACTTATTATATTCCCGCCATTCATCCACTCCCTCAAGGGTCGTGGCATTCTGGCGGGTTTTCTGTAATCTCGGCATTTTTTATTTCTTGATTATTTTCACCCAATTAAGTCGAATTTGTTTTTTTGATGAATCAATCTCAGAAATCATTCCATCAATGGCACACTGACTTTTGACTTCCAATTCAAAATTTGTATTAATCAGACATATAAATTCATTTCCGAGGGTATCTATGAAACTAATTTTATACCCAATGCCATCGTTTCCATACCCAAATATGAATGTTTTTTCATAGTCAAATATTTTATTTACAGTAACTTCCCATCCCCATCGTTTTCCCCGCATAGTTTTCTGAATAATTTTCTCTGGCATTCCGCTATCAATTAAAGATTTGATGCGAATATCTTGAGCAATATCACTTAATTTTCGTCCGATGTGAGATGAATCGAACGTGAATTCCGGAGTTATAGTGGAAGGACCTGCGGACTGTTTGATAAATGTCCGTAAGTTATCTTGTAGTTTGTTAAATAGGTGTTGTTCCATCGGCGTTGATCTTTGCTATAAATAGCTTCTCATTTGTGTCTGGCTGATTATTTTTATTATGTGTTTTGATTTTTTGGGTATATGTATTCGCATACACACTCACCGATTATTTATCGGTTGATACACACAGAAAGATTAATATGTCAAATAATACACCGGAAAAGGCGGGTTTCCTGCCGACAACTTCTAACCTCCAAGACCTCGATGCAATTCTCACGGAGGCAAATGCACTCGTTGATCATTTAAATCCAACAGAAAAAATTCCTTCGAATTGCGTTCTTGGTGACGGGGGATTTATACCTCGTCCAGAAGCATTGGAAGAAACAAAACGCCTAAGGCAGACATTCATGAAAAAAATGAAAGAATATCCCAAATATATTTCACATGAAGGCTCAACTGTATTGTGTGTTTTACTCTCAATGGAGAATACTGTGTGTCTCACAATGAAGACATTGCCGGAGGCCGATCAACAGATCATTCGGTCAGTGCTTCCGCTAAAATATAATAACCCGACATATATTCATGTGTCGTTCGATGAGAATCATGATTTTATATTAAAGTTTTATATGGATGATGAGAAGGTCGGTCATACCATTACTCTATTCAATACTATTATTCATCCACCGGAATTAGCGAGTGCGGATATTTCGATTGAAGCCGATGATGATGCAATTCGTATTGCCGGGCAAGAATTCCCAAACAAAGAAAAACTTCAACTGTTAGCGGGCGTTCCAATCACAAAATCCGAAAGTGTTAATGATGCCCATCCACATCGTCAGCCAGTCGCGGGCCGCAACGCATTTGAATTACGCTGTGATTTAGTATCTATGGCGATGGAATTATTGTTTCATAACAATAAAAATAATGAAATCTCGCCAGAAAAAGTCGTTGCATCTGCCAATATTCTGTATAGATTCGTTGAAAATAAACGATAATATATGAACGTCATCACGAAAGAACAAGATTTTGAATTTCGTCGCGGAATGATGATGGAGAAGATCAATGCCATTGGATACTATCATCAGACGAAACAATTAATTGAGAAATTGGAGAAACAAATTCAAGCTTTGTCTGAGGATATTAATTCATATGGAAATAAAAATTTTAAAAATTCCCGGCATGAAATGTTATATTTACACGATGTTAAAACCCTTACTGTCGTCCAAAGACAACGAGATCGGTTAAAACAAAAGCTTGATGAGCTTCAATGTCGAATTCAATCCGATATTGAGTTGGCGAAAATAGGTACAAACACACAATGAAACACATATTATGAGTAATTTAAATTTAATGGCAATCATGAACAGCGACCCTGAATTTGGTCGCCGTATCTCTAAAAAAGTAGAAGAAATTAAGCAAGATAAACAAAATCTCGCGGATATTGCTAATTCATATGAAACGAAGTATAAGCAAGAAGTCTTAGATGGAACCGAATTACGAAATAGATTGCTTACTGAAGGAACCCAGCAAGGATTATCCGAAGCAGAAATTTTGGGAAATTATGGAAAATTTGTTCCTTGCCTGAGGACCCCAATACTTAATCTTCTCTATTTTATGTTACGAGAGTCGGAGGATGATTCTGCGTTTGGTAAACAACATTATGAACGTAGAGATCGAATGAATGAATCGGTGATTAAGAGTGGGCAGGCATCTATTGAAGAATCATATAATTCAACGAATTTCTCGGAGATGTCCGAATCTGACGCCGCACGGATTTTGGATGAATTCATTGACGATCAGTTTGCATCTCCATCTAGTCCCGAACGCAAAGCTACAAATGCTCGGTTTGATGAAGAAAAACAGTATCGTCCAAAAGAGGATGATATTACATTGAAAGAACCCGAACGAATGGAAGAATTTTTATACGGTTCCTTGACATTAGGCCAATTCGACATACTCAAGAAACTCAAAGCATTGGCTGTATGTAATACGAACTCACATGAATCATTTCTCGCTTGGAAAAAGGGGCAGGAGTTATGTGAAAAATTTCATCTCGAATGGGATAGAATACCTTCTTCCATAAAAAATAAAACATAAATATTTTGACGTTTTATGTTTTGACGCTATATTTATGTAGTGTATGAGTGAAACATCAACATTATGGGAAGACACCGACTTAATCGAACAGTGGAAGAAATCCGAGAGCAAACCAACATTCGCTCCAAGCGATGGTATCAACGAAATAAACAACGTATCTGTAAAGAACGAATGCGACAATATTGGGAACAAAAAGAAATGGAAGAGAAATTGTCCGAAGTGTAATAAAGAAATATTTTATTCGAATAAAAATTATATTTTACAATCTATTAAATTAAATCGTAAATGTCATAAATGTGCTCTGGATGAAATTGCAAGAAAAAAGAGGAACAATTTAATTGGAAAGAAAATTAAAAATTTTTTAATAACCAATCAGTACACAGATAAAAATAAAGGATATGTTGATGTAATGTGTGATTGTGGATGTTCATATACCCATAGATTATTAGCAAATTTAAAAAGAATAACTACAAACAAATGCAATCACTGTGCAGGTCAGAATAGAATAGGAAAAATTTCTCCAAATAGATTAGAACCGGGGGAAGCCGGATTTAATCGAATATACAAAAAATATCAATCGAGGGCCAAGGAACGGGGGTTAGAATTTGCGTTATCTAAAGAAACTGCGAAAGAAATATTCACAAAAAATTGTTTCTATTGTGGAATTCCACCATTACAAAAATCGGATTGGCATAAGTATAAGCATGGGGTTTTTATTTATAATGGGATAGACCGTAAGGATAATACGAAGGGATACATAATAGAAAATTGTGTTCCGTGTTGTGGATATTGTAATTCCGTGAAACGGGAGTTTTCACTTAAAAAATTTATAACATGGATACGTAATGTTGATGAAAATACGAAAGATTTAAAATTTTAATTGTAATATGATAAGAAAATGCGAACATGAATGGAGGATATATGGAACACGGATTGAAGAAGAAGTGTATCCTCCGCACACGAAAAATAGTTGTTCAATAGTTTGCACCAAATGTGGAACCGAGCAATGGGCAGATGGTTATTCATGGGTTGAAGAGCGTCCTATTCCTGAATATAGCGGCTCGTGGGATTTCTTTAAGGATATTATCGTGACGCCGCATAAGTTCGGACAGAATGAAAGCACGTCATCGGAATGGAACCCAAGAACTAAAACCGCATACGACGAAGCCCGATACAAATGGGAAGAGAAAGAAGAACAGTGGGTCAAGACCTATCCAATTACTTGGATGGATTATTTTGAATGTATCAGGAAAATGATATGACCGAAAAAGACATACTTCGAATTGCCAAGCGAAAAGGTAATCCACGAAAATTTTTGAGACTTCGACGATGGATAGACGAAATGTGGTGGAACATTTCAACGACGTTTTTGTGGTATATGGTGAATGCTCCCCTACCCTAAAGGGATAGGGGCTTCTATGTTAAGTTTCCTTAACAAAAGAGTCCATTCCGACTCTCAAAATGTTTCGTGCGGCATTTAAGTCTCTCCCAATATCAAGACCACAAAGATTGCATTTGTGTTGTCTATTGGAGAGTTCCTTCTTAACTATGTTACCACATCCAGAACACATCTGACTCGTATAGGCAGGATTAACATTCACCACTTCACAGCCAGCTTCTACCGCTTTACTATGGAGCATTTGTCTAAATGCTGTCCAACCCGAGTCCAATATGCTTCTATTCAAACTTCGCCAGTTGTCATTCAACATCTGACTTGGCTTAATGTTCTCTACACAAATATGAGAGTATTCATTTACAAATCTATGACTCAACTTGTGTAGGAAATCTTTGCGTTGGTTCTTAACCTTACAATGGAGTTTTACCAACGACTTCTTGGTCTTTATCTTCTTGGGGTCATCCTTTGGCTTCGTCTTTAGTTTGGAATACTTCGCCTGTGTCTTGGAAAGTTCCTCTTGGGACTGCTTAAGGAAGTGGGGATTGGGGATGGTGGTTCCATCCGAGAGCGTAGCGAAGTCAATACACCCCATATCCATTCCGCAGGCACGCTTCCACTTTCGTTTCTCAACCTTCACTTCAACCTCACAGGAGAAAATAGCATACCAATGTGTGCCTTCACGCTTAATGGTTAAGGTCTTAACCTTGCCTTCCATCGGTCGGTGGAAGTTTATGCGAACGTCTCCAATACGAGACATCCATAGTTTCTTCTTACCTATCTTAAATCCTGTCTGTGGGAAGGTAAAAGAGTCGTATCGGTCATATGACTTAAATCGTGGGAAACCAGCCTTACCACTCTTGTCCTTCAATCTTCGGAAGAACCCGAGGTAGGCAAGGTCAAGTCGGGCAGAGACGTTTTGGAGGACTTGGGAATGGACTGGTGTTTTCAGTTCCATATCCTTAATGAACTTACAGCAATCAAAATGACTAAATGTCTTCTTGGTTTTCTTGTAATGGTCATTTCTCTTCTCAAGGAGTTGGTTATAGACGTAGCGACAAGTTTCTCTCGTCTGCTCAAGACGAGTGGCAGTGCCTCCTTTGGGAGACAACCTGAACTTGTAGTTTCGTTTAACCATCATACTACTCATACATATAGCAGATTTACGGAAAAAGTCAAGTTTTTCATTTTTCCTTAATACTTATAATATGGGTCGCATTCATCCCTACCCTAAAGGGATAGGGGCTTTCTGCTCCCAAGAATGTAAAATGTAAACTATACAGCTTTTACCGATGGGAAGCCCGCTGTATGAACCGAGAACTGATATGAAAGCATTTGTAAAAACAACTAATGGGACATTCCCGAACGTCAACTTTTATTTGGCGTGGGAAGCGTTTAACACCCTCGGACCGAACCGACTGATGATTTTCTCAGAAAGAAAGTGGAAAAAGAATGGAGTTGACAAGAACAGTCAGACAGTATAAAGTATAGCTAAAATGAAATTGAGTGACCATACGATTGAACACTGGATTGAGCGTATGCGAGAAATCGCATGGACGGCTCATGAAGGACAAACTCGAAACGATGGAAGTCCATACATTCAGCATCCAGAGCGAGTTGCTGCTGCCGTGGAGCCTCGGTTAAAGCCCATTGCCCTCGGTCATGACCTGTGTGAGGACACAAGTGTTACACTCGATGATTTACGGAAAGAAGGGTTTCCCACTTACATCATCAATGCGATATCGGATTTGACGCATATCAAAAGTGAACCGAACCTTATTTATTGGGGAAGGATTAAGAAAAATCCCGATGCCCTGACTGTCAAATTGAAGGACATCAATGACAATGTAAATGACCATCCATCTGAACGTGCCAAGGCAAAGTATGCCCAAGCATTGATATTTTTTGGAGTGGCACAATAACGCTTTGGCAGAAATGTCAAATGGTGGAGGGCGGCAACGCCCCTGATGAGCAGCTTTCGGGCTGCTCGTCTTTTTTGTTGACACCAACGACGTCATATGCTATTGTTAAATCATGTTGAAATTAACGACTAAACATAATGTGTATGAGGTATGGTCCGAGGACGCGGCTGAGTCTGTATTTGTGGATTGCAAACCAACTCCAACAGAGGTGAATACTCTATGGAAAAAGAAGTGGCCTAAGAGTTTGCATCGTCCTCAAATATTCAAATTGAACCCAGTTTATACTCGAGACCCGGCTTAAAGCATGAATTTTTATGTGTATATTCTTCAGTGTGCCGATCACACATTTTACACTGGATATACCAATGATGTGCTGAAACGACTGAACACGCATAATTCCGGTAAGGGTGCGAAATATACTCGTTCACGTCGCCCATGCAAACTGGTTTGGGCGTGTGCATACGACACAAAATCGGATGCAATGAAACGAGAATATGAAATCAAACAATTGACCCGGCAGGAGAAAATGAAACTAATTGAAGATTCATCGTCAAATTGGCCAACTCCGGCGAAGGCAAAAGGAGATATTTTATCGTCGCTGGCAGAAAAGTATTTGAAAAAATATTCCGAAAATGGTAACTGAAAGGATTAATAATTACATTTATGTCAAAATATCGTATTACAACGGATGGTGTTAATTTTCGCGTTGAACGACGTAAAGTAAAATTTTATGGTTGGGGTAGTCAGAAATGTCGATTTATATGGAGTCCAATATCTGATGTGTTCCATAATTTTTATCCTACATATAACAAATTTGATGATGCCTTATGTGATTTATTACATATAATTGATGATGAACAACAGGCCCGGATGGAAAAAATTCAGCGATTAAAAAACGGGGGTAAGTGGGTTCCGATCAATAGATAACGATATTTGTAATATGTTTACTCGCAAAATGAAATTTTAGTTGACATTTCGAAAATACCTGATATATTTATGAATGTAACGTTAAATGGCAGATTAGTTAAATGGTATAACAATGGTTTCATAAGCCGCAGTCATCAGTTCGATTCTGGTATTTGCCACCAATTTTAATGCGGGTGTGATGTAATGGTTTAGCCTGAAACTTTGCCGAAGTTTATGAGAGGGTTCGATTCCCTTCACCCGCTCTCTGATTTTTGTAATATGCAAGTGTAGCACAATGGTAGTGCGGAAGATTTCCAATCTTTTGACGCAGGTCCGATTCCTGTCACTTGCTCTGAATCAAACAAAAAACAGTCTCTTCAAAACCGTCTTTTCGCTCCAATCGTTGCTATTTATTGGTATATGAAGATACCAGTAAAATGTTCTCAATGTCATACAGAATTTTTAAAGTCCATTTCGGAAATAAAACGAATGGATAAGAAAGGATATAAAAATCATTTCTGTTCTATAAAATGTTCTTGTTTATTTAACAAAAATATAAATGAAAATATTCTTCCTCGAAAACGCCAGATTGAATATTATAAGTCTCCGAAAAAATGTTTACATTGTCAATCCATCATTCCATTTGAGAAGCGACACAATAATATAAATTATTGTTCTTCAAAATGTGCTGCAATACATAATCAACGAGACGGAGGACATCATCAATGGAATGACGATGAAAAACAAATGTTGAGGGAATTATCCCATAAAAATCCTTATTTCAATGGAACAATAACTAAATATCAATTTCCAGCCAAGGATAAAATCAAAAAGATATGTCCTGCGTGTAATATTGAATTTGAATTATATCCGTCAGATAATCGGATATATTGTTCCGGAAAATGTGCTTATATTTTTATAAAACAAAATAATTTATGGAAAGATGGGAAACATGGTGGATACCGTGCAAAAGGTGGAAGAGGAAAACAAGGATGGTATAAGGGATATTATTGTAATAGTTCGTGGGAATTGGCGTGGGTGGTGTATCAACTGGAACACGGACGAAATTTCAAGAGAAACACGGTGGGATTTCCATATGAGTTTGATGGTAAAAAAATGAAATTTTATCCCGATTTTATTTTGGATAATGGGGATTATGTAGAAGTGAAAGGATACACGGATGACAAAGTGAGAGCAAAATTCGCCTACTTTCCACATAAATTACAAGTAGTTGATAAGAATGGTATTAAGCCATTTATACAATATGCGATCAAAAAATATGGGAAAGACTACGTGAAACTGTACGAGTCAAAATAAAAACTTCATTTCTGCTTGACATTTCCCGAGGGTCTGTTATATTTATACCTATGATAGATAGTGTCATCGAAGGAATGACAAAATCGGCATAAAAATTCCGATATGTTAAAAACGGTCGCCGAATCTATCATCTGTACTGCGGAGTGTAGCATTGGCAGCTAGGCTCGCTCATAACGAGACGGTAACAGGTTCGATTCCTGTCTCCGCTACCAGTTTGAATGCAATGATCGTCTAATTAGGACATCCACTATTCCAAGTGGAAAATGTATGTCAACTCATACAAGTTGCTCCAAGTTTTAGTGCCGATATAGTCTAATGGTAGAACATCTCATTGGTAATGAGAAACTTCGGGTTCGATTCCCGGTTTCGGCTCCATTTTATGAATAACTGGGTTACATTATCGGATGACGAAAAATCAGCGTTGAAGAACATAATGGGCAGTGTCCCGAGAACTCGTCCCACGGTATTCAATCTGGAGTCAGATAAATGTGATATTGGCGGAGAATTTGCTGAGATGACTGAGCAGCAAGTCAGTTCCGAAGCAAGGGACTCAGCTAAAAGATTTAGATGTGTTTTTAGGAATGCATCGTTGTTAGGTAAGCCAAACTGAGAGTTTTAAAAGTGATAATGTCAATCACGGCCTAACACATTTAATTTTGTCTGTTGAAAACGGCAGTCCAGTGTTTAAATGACACCAATGGGTGCGTCCTAAAAGGGAACGACTGGTGAGAGATAGCAGTCCCACGGAAGGCGAAGACTGTAACAGACGAATAAGAATGGTACCGTAGTTTAATCGGCAAAACCTCTGACCTATGATCGGATAATCGCTAGATTAGCGTAACTTCTCGGTTCGACTCCGGGCGGTACTACCATTTTAAAAATGAAAGAGGTCTCATGTAAACAATTGTCAGCGTTGATGAAGACCCAACTGGAGGTCATTAGGAAACATTTGGATGAACATATGTATCTCCAACAGATTCCTAATCAAGACGATGCGATTGTATCATTCATTGAAAAATATGGATGGTTAATGCGTGAGTTATATTGTACGAAAGTTTGTGAACTCCGATGTAATTGTGAAATTGCCTCGGAACTTAGTTCAAGTGGTGATTTGTTAAGCAAACACTTGAAGCAATAATTTGTCAGTGTGGCGTAATGGTAGCCGCAACAGTTTCAAAAACTGTCGGAGAAATCCGTGGAGGTTCGATTCCTCTCACTGACACCAATTTAATTAGTAATATATTCGACTATGATTGAGTTAACAAATGATATGCGTATTCATATGTCGAAGACGGCGTTTGAGTTGAAGCGAAGACCCATTATACGAGATGCCTTATTCAAACCAAATGGGTTTTGGTATGGATTTGGAAGTGATTGGATTGATTGGTGCCGGGGAGAAATGCCCCACTGGATTGGACAATACATATATCGAGTTGATATTGGAAATAGTAATGTGTTGCGAATTCATACCGGACATGATCTGATTAAATTCAATCAGAAGTATGGTTGTAAATACCATGATATTGATGGATTTATTGATTGGAAAAAAGTATCCAGTCAGTATGATGGAATAGAAATCAATCCATATCAAACGCCCTTTAGATATAAATATTCGTGGTATTATTCGTGGGACGTTTCGAGTGGATGTATATGGAATTTGAATGGTGTGAAATTGGAATTGTTAACTGATAATCACACATAAAATTTACGAAAGTCGGATAAGAATTTTGTTGACAGTCTTTGGTTTATCTGATATATTTATTAGTGTAAGATTAAATGGCCTCGTGACTTAATTGAGAATTGGCACATCATCTCGACTTAAAATCGAAAGTTTTGTGGGTTCGACTCCCATCGGGGCTACCAATTTATTGCGGGGAAGTGTAATGGGGCACATCACTCTCATAAGGTGAGGGACCAGTCCGATTCTGGCGACTGCAACCATTTTGCCATAGAACATTAAGAGTTAAAATCCATTCGAATGGAACAATCAATAGTGGATTAAAAGATTGTTCATCTATGACAAATTGCCTCGTAAACATAGATGGCGATGTGCTCGGCCTG